GTCCAAGATGACGCTGAACAGTGCTCGACGCAGACCGTAGGTTCCAAGAAGTCGGTCTGCACGCTCTCGCTGTTCGGGAGTTATTTCAAATGCAAAGCGTGGTACGTAGTTGTCGTGGGACATCTTTGGACCTCCAATTATAGAAATAGTTCAGGGTATCCATTCATTCCTTTGTCGAACCATTCTTTCCAAGCCTTTGCCCAGTCAGAACGATATTCTTCAGGTTCCACTAATCGAACTTTGTGTTCTTCCATTATAAAAGATTTGCAGTTGAATATAGGACATCTATGACACAATCCTCCCTGCATGAAGGGTTCTTTTTTCCCTGGACAATTCTCGGGACATTTCTCTGGAAATTCTTGTCCTCCAATTATCATTTTGGACCTCCAAAAGATTGTTTAATTTTTAAATGATCTTACCACCTCGTGATAGGGTCGATTACTTCCCTTCTTATGTTGTCAGTGTGAGGTATTAAGTCTTTCAACAAGGATGTTATTTCACACTTTATGTTAGTTGTTGGTTTGTAACCTAGTTTCCTCAGTTCGTTGTGGACAGGAACGTAGTAATGTTCTTCTGCCTCTTTCCGAGGGTTCTTTAAGTGGTTTATCTCGACCTTTAGTCCAAGGTCAGAAGCACATTCTTTCACGACGTTAGCCAGTTCATTGATTGAACAAGTCATAGCGAATTGATTGAGTGTTCGATAGATGCCTTGTTTAGGAGGATTTTCAATAGCTAGAGTTATGCAAGTTATTGAATCCTTGAGCGTTAAAAACCCACGAGTTTGTCCACCTTTTCCATAAACCGTAAGAGGATGACCTATCAAGGCCTGTGCACAAAAGCGGTTGATTACAGTTCCAAAGTATTGGTCATAGTCAAGGCGAGTTATTTCTACGTCATCAGATGTAGGCATCAGTCCAAATACAACACCTTGCATTATATCAGTTGAGCGCATTCCCCAGTTGCGGCAGGCAAACTCGATGTTGTGAGTGTCGTGGACCTTTGAGAGATGATACCAAGAACCTGCTGTTCGAGGGAATAGTAAGTCAGCCATTACACAAGTTCGAGTGTCTTCCATTCTGACTATTTTTCCTGGATTCAATTCATTCAGACATGTGTAGGGTATTCTGCCTTCAGGTATTACACAGGAAGGTGTTCCATATTCTCCCATGGTCCCTAATTTTATCAAATGAGCCTCAGGACAAACCCCTCTCATCGCCCATAAAAGGTGTAATGTTCCTATTACGTTTTCTCTTTGTGTCTCTTCTGCACAATGTACATCTTTCATAGACCAAGGTGCAGAAGGTTGTTCTGCAAGATGGACAATTGTGTGAGGTTTGAATGTGGATAAGATGCTTCGTATGAATCCTGGAGTGTTGATTCCTAGGTGGAGATCAACTTGGTCAGTGAAATTTTTGAATGTTTTTAGGTACATCTTCCTTTCCCATGCAGATGCTATGGGTGTTAGAGAGTTACTACCAACTTCATGCACTCGTCTTCTGCGTGACTTGTTGTCGATTCCGAATACAATATAGTCGCGCTTTAGAAGATGGATTGTTAAGGGATAGCCTATATAGCCATCGTTTCCAAGGACCAGTACTCTGTGGTCCTTCTCACTTATCATAGCAAGACCTCCTTTCTTTCGAGTACAGTGTGTTATAAAGCTCGTTCAGCAATGCTCCTGCCTCTGACTCTCTTAATATTAAGGTCTCAGTGCCTACCTTTATTTCTACTTCATGATGGTCAATAATGGTCCCTTCGCCTTTATATACTGGATACCAATGGACAATTATTGATTTCATAGCTCAAATCTCCTTGTAACAATATCTGAGTTTTCGGCCAACAACTCAGTGTGAGGGTCGTAGAATTCTGTATCCTCTACAACAATTTCCACAATACCTGCATTGATGAGAGTGCCGAAACACTTTTGGCAGGGTATTACAGAGTTCATATATAAAGTAGTTCCAATCGTCGAGACACCAAGTCTTGCAGCATTAGAGACTGCATTTTCTTCTGCATGTTGTGCTATGCAATATTGAATGCCTTCACCACTTTTGTAACCAAGAAGTCTGCGTGGACAAGTTGAGGCAATCGCTTTTGGTGGATAAATTTGAGATAAGTTAGAGAGTGTTTTATCTTTTATGAACCTCTCGTGACCACAGTGGGGAATACCACGAGGGGGGCCGTTGTAACCAGTTGATACAATACTCTTGTTACGTACTAGAAGTGCGCCGATCTTTCTTGACAAACAAGGTGATTTTATAGCAATGGTTTTGCAAACTTCGTAGAAGTATCTATCCCAATGTTTTGGTGCGTTCTTCATGACGAATCTTCTCCATTTCCTTTATTAGCAAAAGTTCTATGTCCATCAGTGTAGAGTGGATTGATGCTACTAAGTCAGAAGAGGCAGTCTTTTGATTTGACTGCCTCTCGACTGCTCTTTCGAAAACCAGGTTAGCGATCTCCTTCTCGTTCATATAGGAAGTCCTTATCATTCATATCTACTAACAATGCATCGAGTAGGAATGTGTAGTTCCTTAAATCAGTGACCTTTTCTCTCCACTGTTTCATAGAGTATTTCCATGGCTCTGCCGCCATATCACAGATTGAGGTAAAGTGCTTGGTCATCATTCCTATGAGTGCAAAGGTTGGTTGAACATTTTGTGCAAAGGCAGCTCGGTAGAATTGCTGGAGACGGTCGTCGCCAGTTTCAGGTGAATATTCTTTTGCTTTCCCTAGCAAGACCTTCTTGCTACGAAGGAAAGATTTTTCAAGTTCGATCATGAATTCTTCGTTAGTCATTTCTTCTTACCTCCATTCGTTAAACCCGCCCATCGTCACAGGGTGACGACAGGCAGATTGTTTAAATTTTAAACAGTCTTATCGACGAGCTACATATTTGGAGACGGTGTTCTTATCTCCATATTCGTCGTCCTTACGAACTCCAACGATTAGCCAGCCTTCGAGACCTACGAGATCATCAGTCCAAGAGAAGGGCTTAGAATAGTCGATTCCAAAGGCACTTGCGAACTGCTTGAATTGATAGAGTGCACGCTGTGCCTGCTTTGGGTCAAGCTTGTCACGATCTGCGAGGTCCCAGAAGAAGTCATTGAACTCAATAACCATAGGGTCGTCAGGGACGTCGAAGACTGGTTGATACCATCTTGCACCATTCTTGTCCGAGATCCCTTCTCGAACGTTGATGATGCGAGCTTTTACCTCAGTTCCGCGGGGCAGAACCTTCGGCTCTGGTGCGTCGGTGATTTCTTTTTCCAGATCAGTGTAGTCGACTAAAGACATAGTTTTACCTCCTTTTAGTTTAGTTTTTAGTGTTGGTTGTTAGTTAGTCACTTATCACTCTTCCTTTTGTCCATCACCTCCTTTCTTTTCCAAGAATAACATCAAAGGATGTGCATACTCATGGTATGGTTCTAAGCACACAGCTATCATGCCATTGAATGTTTTATGTAGTCCTCTCTCCCTACAGATTCTATCGAAAGTGTCGTTTATGCTTTCGTACCTTCCATCTTCATAGGTAAAGTACCTATCCCAGCAGATTTCGATTGTAGTATGCCACTTACCAGATGACCTGAAGATGTCTACTCTTACATGACTTGGATCTTCGGAATAGTGAGTCATTTCTTGGTCCTCCCTTCATTCAAACTTTAGTGGTGACTTATCTTGCCAATCAAGACCTGCTTTTTTCAGAAGCGCTTTGATGTCTGGTTCTTCAACTGCATCAAGTTTTCCATCGGCCTTTAGTCGAGACCGAGCGAGGTAAGTTCCCATTGAGTCGATTAGCATTTTCCTGCGAGGACCTCTTGGACCTTCCTCTCCAATGAGAACGTAGATTTCGTCGAATAATAGAGGTATAGTTACAACTGCTTGGCCAGTTGTGTAGAAACGATATTTTATGTCTTCACGAACTATGCCTGTTTTACTATCTATTGACAACACCTTTCGCATTTCCCTGAGGTGGCCAGTCAAGATAAAATCACATGGGAGGCGCATTAGCTTGCGAATGTAATTAGTCATATGTACTTTCTGTGGATTGTAGTCATGTCGATGTTGGGGTATTTCCCCTGCACGACCTTTTTGAGCAAGACCGTAGTTCATCACTGCCTCTCCCCACGTAGTGGCACTGTCAAGGCAGTAGGTTCCAAAATGGTTGAAGTAACCTATTTGCAAGCGTAGGTCGATAGTCTTCATCCATTTAGCGAATTTGTCAGGTTCAAAGGGGTCTTCGTCTTCCCACTGTGTATCAGCAACTATGTCACCTTTTTCTATGTATTCACGAAGGCACTTAGTACCGCCGGGGTCGAAAGAGTCTATGTGCACAGGTTTGCGAGCAGTTCTTAGCAAGAAGGTCTTTCCAGCGTTAGTTTCACCTGTGATCAGTGCACTGAAGCGCTTTTGTAATGGATCACCTTCGTAATATTCTTTTACTTTTTTTAGTTCATTTGTGTAATCATAAGGCATTAGCTTTTCCTCCTTTCTAAGGACTGCTCCTCATCTGATTCTACCATATAAGCTGGTACAAATGCAGTTATCGGGACATATTCTCTGCTAGCCAATTTGACAAGCAGACGATCTCGTTCCCTTGAAGTAGCACCTGCTACTGATTTCCACTGCATAGATTTTAATACCTGAACTTCATCACTACCTTCAAAGAAGTATATTTTGTCGCCCATAGTTACCTCCTTTCTAAATATCGTTCTTTTAAGATCTTTGCAACTGCGTCAGGAATAGATTTGATAACAGTATCTTTCCAAGCAACTTGGTTACCTCCATCGATGTCGATTAGTTGGTTGATGATCTCTTCAAGATCAACCTCATGGCGAAGTGCAAGGGAAACCATTCTGCCGATGGCTTCTGCTTTTGCCATAGTTGATTTGCCACTCTTTCCGAGTGTACAGAAGATTTCAAATGGTTTGTTGTTGTACTCTGAGATTGTCACGTAAAGGTTGCCGTAACCAGTTGGGATTTTTACTGTTACAGATTCTAAAGTTTCAGGCCTACTTTTCATCTCACCACTCCAAGTCTTTCTTAACAGAAGTTTCGATTTTAGAAGGATCCCAGAACTCGATGCGAAAGCCGAGAGGTGGTTCTTCACAGTGTTGCAAGGGGTTTTGCCAAGAAAGGCAGAAATCATGGAAAGCACAGCCGAAGTATTTAGTGCAATTACTAGGGTTCATTGGAAAGGCCATTAACAGCAGATCGTCGTCTGAAGAGTGGAACAATCTATCCATCTCCCTTTCGATTGAATCTAAGATGTCAACAACTGTCCACAGCCAGACGTTCATTTGGTCAGGTGTTTTGAACGCAGGGACACGTTCAAGAGTTATGCTATAACCTTTTGGGTTTTTAGAACCTCCACGTGAATAGTAGTTAAAACAAGTTCCACAGAATTCTATTCCAAGAACTTGTTCGATAGGAAACATGCAATAAAGGCAGTGAGTGTAAGTTCCATTTTGAATACTTAGGTGAAATTTCTCTCGCCAATATCTTGAGAGACGCTTCGTAGATTTATGGTCCCAAGAAAAGATCTTTCCGTCTGATTTACGTCTCATGATGGAGTCGAGACGGTAGTGTAAGACTCGGTGATTGTCAACTGGGACTGTTCCAGAAATTTCAAGCATCTTTACGCCGTCTAACACAACAACCTCGTTTTCGACCAAATCGGAAGATCGTTCTTCTGCAAATTTCATTAAGGCGTAGAGGACTGCAGTTGGATCTTTTGGTGTATAAAGGCTGTCAGTTTCTGGAGGGAATTCCTTGCGATAGTGTCCGATGAAAGCGTTGTAGGCACCTTCTATGTCACTGTAGCCGTAGCGAAGTTGCCACTCCCTGGCCTTATGCCAGGATTCGCCAAAGTAAGCATCGTGGTTAGGCATGTCCATTCTCCAACCAAGGATGTGTTCGAAGAAATATTTCCTCGGACAGTCAAGAAAGGTTTCTATTTTCGATGAATCAAGGATAGACCATTCAGGTTGTTCGGTTAGTGGAAATGACATTTCTTTTACTCCTTTCGTAGCAAGTGGATATCCAACAACTCCATTGTCAAGCGAAGAATCCGCTTGCAGAGTTCGACTATGATTGGATTTTCTGGCAAGTGAGGATCTTTACAATCTTGTTGCAGTTGCAAAGCATCCTTACGCCATCTTTTCAATGTTCGTTCGGTTATCATCTCTAGACCTCCTTTCTAAAAGGTTGAAGATTAAAGTTCCACATTTGGAACACTTGTATTTGCCAACACTTTTTACCTTCGTAATTTTCCAAACTTGTGGTTTGCAGATGTGGCATTCACGAAGTTTTATAAATTTCAATTTAGATCCTTTTGTCTTCATATGTTTTCATCCCTCCTCAATCAACTAGCCAATTGATGAATCTTCCAACAAATAATAATGCCTTGTCTCCGACCCATGCAGCAAGCACACCGAGAGTAAACACTGGACCAGACATCACCAGTATCAGTCCTATTTCAAGTTTGCTAGAAGAAAGCTCTTTTATGCTTCTAGCAGACTTTTTATCAAATAAATGAGCAGCAAAAAATATACCACCTACAGACCATATTGCCAAAATGAGAAGATACTCTAGAGGTATTGTAGTCATTTCAGCCTCCTTATGTTTTGTGGCTAGAGCCAGGATTCGAACCTGGACGGTGGAGAAGACTTGCCGTGTCCAAGTTCCCCACCTCCCGACACGAGGATTGGCGTCTACCAATTCCGCCACCCTAGCCATAATAGTTACTCGAGGATATGATTTCGTTCTATGTAGTGACCTTGTTTGAATAATAGTAGGTTTAATCGCTTATGCTTTGCAGCGAAGATCGCACAAGCAATAGAGTTCATTACATTCAACGAACAGGGAACAATGTAATCATCTGGTTGTGAATCCTTCATCTTTTCACTGAAAATTCTTATCATGTGGTTAGTTGCATACCTATTCATTGAACCTTCGCTGAGAAACACTAGAGTGCCGTATTTCTCTGCTGGAGAGAAATCGTGAGACGATTTGTTCACGATGAAGACAGTAGGCATTTTCATTCACCTTCTGAATGACCTCCTAGATCATGTTCTGGAGTAGTGTTAGACATTGTCTTTAGTTGTTCCAGCAGAGATTGTGGTGCAGTTGAGGTCGCAGGTCTGCGGTCTTTAAGTTCGTTCGTTGAGATCTGGCCGGCATTAGGTAATGATTGCGGCAGATCGTTTAATTTTTGAACAAACTTATTACGACCTTCAACTTCGTTGAATCTAGGAATGTCAACAGGAGTTAGATCAATCTCAGCGGGTCCATCTAAGCATTCATGATATTCGACTATGTCGATTATCTTTCCGTAGTTAGGTAATGCTTTCCTTTTCACATTCAAGCGTTTTCCGCAGTTAGCACAATATACGACCTTCATTTTAGTCCTCCTCTATCTCCTTTATATGTTTGTACATTCCATATTTATCTGGTATATCCGGCCATCGTCTCTTCTTATTTTTCTCTAATTTGGACTGTAGAATACCTTCTGTGTCAAGTCCGAGTCTATTTATAGCTCGATTTGCCATAAAGATGATGTCAGCAAATTCTTCAGCCAATCTCCTACGTTCCATAGAGGGTCTAGCGGATTCTCTAGATGGAATACTTAGGTCTTCATTCCCTCCCGTGACTCCTTCTACTTCTCTCATCAGGCACCGTAATTCTTCTATTTCCTGACAAATATGTTCAAAGCATCCCTCTACAGTGTTCTCAGGAAACTGATTCTCCTGCCATTCCGAAATTTTTCTAAGTATAGTCATTTTAGTCCTCCTTAACAAGAAGTTTTCTATGTTCCCAGTCTATATATTCTGCTGAGACTGAATAGTCAATATCTTCTATTACCATTATCCAAGTGTTAGGAAAGCCAGAGGGAATCACCACAATTCTTGCCGTTTCATTTGGATTGCTAGATACTTCTGAGGCAGAAAATTCTCTTGCAGTCATTTCTTTCATTTTTTAACCTCTATGATTTCTTAAACGGTCTTGTGGGATACACTTTCCATCAGGATCTACTTGTATAATATTGCAGCCTTCGCATATAACTACTGCGGCCTTTTCTTGTTTCCAATCTTCTTGAGATGTTATACCTTTTAAGTCTTCAGAGTCTTTACCGAATAATTCTATAGAACATTGCTTGCAGAAGTTAGCCATTGTTAGTCCTCTATATAACGTTCTAGTAGTTCTGAGTAAACTCTTTCGATGAGAAGGATTAATCCTTCCTTTCCATAATGATGTTCTTGACTTTCCTCTATAGTTTTAACTAATAATTCCTTGAAATGTTTTGCACTGGGTTTCATTTTAGTCCTCCCATTTCTTTATTGCGACTTTGCACATCTCCCAGGGTTTTGCTGAGGGATTTAGTTCAGTTATTACACACTCAAGCTTGGAGATTTCCATTAGGGCACTTATTTCCGAGCTAAACTTTGCAGGCACATAGCCGAGGAAGGCAGACTTCTCGAATGTTTCGTAGATGATCTTTATAGCGTTAGGGTCATAGGGGTTAGTTGGTTCTGGGACAAGTTTCAAAGTGTTACCGACTGACAAGTCATGAATTACCTTTGGTAGCTCGTGGAAACGAGCGCCTGCGACATAGAATTCTCTGATTACACTTTCTCTTTCAGTCATTTCTTTTTACCTCCTAAATTGTTGGTTCTCCCTTCTCATTCACAAGACCGTACTTTGCCAAAACTTCCATATAATGAGATTGATTATATGGAGGAGTTGTATTACAACATACAGCCCAGCTATTTTCTGCGTTCATGCCAAGACACTCGCAGTGGCAGGCAAGGGCTCTTGCATGCAGGTTGAGCATCTTGTGATGCGATCTTAGGACCTCTTTTGCTTCATCTCCGAAGTAAATTTCTGTTTTATTCTCCATCTTTTACCTCCACAAAGACAGGAAACCGAGGGACTTTCCTGTCAGTTAAATGTTGATAACCAATAACACAGGTTTTGCCAACTAATGTTTCACGCTGCTGCCACAACAAGTGGCGTTGTTCTTCAGTGAAACCAGTTCCTACGTTGAAGATTTGGCCATCTCCACTTTCACACACCAGAGAACCAAGTGTTCCTTTTGGAACTCCGTTGATGGAGATTTCTTCATTGTAGCCGACTATTTTGTACTCGTCGGTTTTTTTAGGTTTGAATTTCATTAGCCAAACGGAGCGCTTTCGTTCATAAAGACATTGAAAATGCCTGACGATTATTCCTTCGTAAGACATCTTTATAAGTTTGTCATAGACTCTCATTATGTCATCTAGTGAGTTACATACCCAGAAAGGGGCAACTTGAACAAACCGTGATTTGCCAGCGAAGTCATAAAGATCTCTTAATCGTTCTGCTTGAGGTTTCTCATTTATGATATCGAAGATGTGATACTCAATAGATTTAAAACTTGGATGTTTGTTGACAGTTCGTGAGGTTATAGACATGATTTGTTCAAAGCTCATGCCGTGAGTGTAAAGTTCGCCGTCGAATTCTACGTTTGTTTGTAGATGGTCGAGTACCTCATTGATGTGAGGAACAGAGTGGATTATGTTTTCTTCGCTCGAAAGCAAGAGGTAATTACCTCCTACGTTGACAGCACGACATCTCACACCATCATACTTAGGTTGGACTATATACGGAGGTTGCCATTTGGCAAGACGTTTTTCCTCGAAAGGATAACACTTCATTATGTTTTTCCAGCGTTGCCACTTATTCATCACTGTCACCTCCGCAATTTATTAAGTATTCATACTCAGGTTCTTCAACCTGAACAGTGCGAGTGACAGTTTTTGTCTTGCCTGTCGAAATAGCTATGATTTGGCAACTATTGGTTGGTCGGCAGTAGATTGTTACATAGATTGGGATCTCACTTACACGAACAGTTGTTGTGTAAACAATTTGTTCTTTATCTACTCGTTTTTCCCACTTACATTGGAATGTTTCTGA